CCGGCCGTTCTGCGCTTTTTCGCCATCCTCGTATTGCTGCTCGACCAGCGGCCGCGCATTGCCGAGCACATAGTCCGGATCGTCGGTGTTCCATGGCCCGACGTCGCAGACGAGGTTGACCTCGGTTTTCCTGCCGTTGTCGATGTTCTCGATCAGGATGCGCGTCGGCCGCGGGCTGTCGCGCCACTTGTACGGAAATGACACACCGATCGTATCCTCGTCGATCCAACCGCCATACGCGCTTTCCTGCGCATCGCTGCCGTGGCCGAAGATGGTCGCGGTGATGTTCTCGTGCCATGTGCCGCCGGCCGCATCCTCGACGCGCACATAGCTCGAGCTCGCCCATCCGAAAACCGAGACGCCGATTCCATCCTGCTGACCGAAGGAACAGCGCAGCCATTTGGTCGAGCCCGTGGTCATCGAGCCGACGACCATCAACTGGTCATCGTTCGCCGCGGTGCCGATGATCGGTGCATCACCGTTCGCCTCGGCCCGGATGTTGAGCAGGTCACCGCCGGCCAGGCCGTAAACAACCCCGGTCGTCGGTTCCTCCGGTTCCGGCTGCGGTTCCGGCGGTTCCGGTACAGGCGCAATCTCCTCGCCGGAAATACTCTCGGCGATGGCCGTGCAGATTTCCTCGAAATGCTGCCGGTACAGTGCCGCATCGGTGCTGCTGTCGACGAAACAGGTTTCGATCAGAATTGCCGGCTCGTGCGTGCCATTCAGAAATGCCAAATCGGTTCGTTTCTTCGGCCCCCGGTCGGTGAACGTGCCGGCAAAGGCGATCGCCTCGGAAACCTTGTCGGCCAGTGCCTGCTGTGTCACATAGAGAACCTCGCAACCCATCGCCTTACTCGTCGTCTGATAGGCGTTGAAGTGGACAGACCCATCCAAATCGCGCGACTGATTATTATGAAAATTCACAATGGTATTCAGGTTCTGCGATTGCGTGGTGCTGGTGTTGTCGTGGAACGTCTTGCAGCTCACGCCCGCCGCGTTGAGCAATTCCGCCACGCGATCGACAACCCGCCGCGCCTCGTCAACCTCGTCGAGGCCCCACGACTCCGGCCCGGCCGCACCGCGGACGTGCTTGCCATGGCCGCTCGAGAGCACGATCCGCATTGCCGTTGCTCCTGTTAGTTGACCTGCCCGCCGCGAATGTCGCCGCTGCCTTCGTAGGTGATGAACGAGTCGCCATCCACCGCATTGCCGGCCGCACCGCCGGCCCCGTTGGTCCCGGTCGTGCCGCCCGTGCCTGCGCTGCCGACCAGGCCGGGCCCGCCGCCCGTGCCGCCCGTGCCGCCGCGGGTAATGCCAGCATCCGAGGCGCCGAGGCCGCCCTCGCCGCCGGCCGTGCTTGTGCCCGGATCCCCGTTCTCCGCATTGCCGGGCCCGGTGCCGCCGATGCCGCCGAGCGTGCCCGCACCGCCGCCGCCGCCGCCGCCCTGCTCGGTACTGCTGCTGCCACGCCGGCCACCGCCGCCACCACCGCCGCCCCCCCAGATGGCCGACGAGGCGTCGAGCAGGCGCACGGTCATCGCCTGTTCGGTGAACAGCGCCGTGCCGCCCGTCGCGCCGATGGTTCCGGAGATCGGCCCCGAGGCTCCCGAGCCTCCCCGGCCGCCGCGGCCCTGGATGCGGGCGTCAGCCTGGATTTCGAGAACCAGCGTTACGCCCGCCGGCCAGGTGCCGACCGTGAACGCCGGCTCATCGTCATCGGTCGATCCGACGGTGACGCCAGTCTCGATGCGGCACACCGCGACGTCGCCCGAGGCCGGATCGGCATAGAGCGCGTCATAGGCCTCGCGGAAATTGAAATCATTGGTGTCGGTGGCAATGATCAGATAGCGCGTCGGCGGCGAGCCAAAATCCTCCTCCTCGAGCAGGAGCTCCTCTGCCTCGACCAGCAGGCGATCGGTCCGCGCCTCGACGCTGGTCACCTGCACCGGCACGTCGACCAATGCGCCGACATCATCCTGAAACGACCAGTGCGCCAGCTGATAGCCGCCACCGAGTTGCACGTTGACCGCGTTATTGCGCAGCAGCTCGAAATTGAATCGCCGCGGCGGATCGCGGTACATCTGCAGTTTCAGGTTGTTCAACGTCTGTGCCACCGCCGTGCCGGTCGACGGTATCCAGCGCGAAAATATCTTCACAATCATCGGCGAGCCGTAGTCGGCCTCGGCCGCCAGGTCGGTCGTGACCTCGCTGGTGCGATAGTTGTCCGTCTGGTCGAGCGGCTTTGTCGGATCGATCAGACCGAAGTAGGTCCACACCTGCGAAATGCGTTTGTCCGGCTGATCGCGAACCTCCATGGTCTCGGCGAGCGTGTTCTGCTCGGAAAAGCGATCGGCCGTCGTCGGCACCGGCCGCAGCACCTGCAGCCTGATCAGATGGGTGACCTCATCCCACCACAACGCTAGCGCCGCCTGGTCGAGCAATTCGCCGATGAGCTCGTCGACGTCGGTCGGCTCGGCGATGACGGCACTGTATTCGCTGCCGAGAAACGTCTCGGTCTCGGTCTGCCACGTCGACAGCGGGATGAACGCTTCGTCGATCGTGGTGTAATTCACCAGCAGGTCGTAGATGATGTCGGCCGGATCCTGCGATGAATATTGCAACACCAGCTGCACGCGATCGCCGGCCTCGTGATTCTGCGCCTCGGTACCGAGTTGCCCGCGGGTGATGGCCCAGTCGTCGCCGATGTCGAAATCCTGAATTGTCGTGCGCACCGCCACCGAGCTCGGATCGGTCGCGAACCCCTGCCCGTCCTCATAGATGATATTGTCGAGCTGTCCGATCCATGCGTTGGAGCCGAGCGAGTTGCCATTGGCTCCGATGATCGGTCGGTTCGAGCCGCCGCTGAGATAACTATTCGTGTCGGCGTAGGTCGAGCCTTCCTGCACGTTGTCCAGAAACAGGCGCGTTTGACTACTCAATTTGCTCAGGCGAATGCGGTGCCAGGTGTTGACTTGCAGTGCCGTCGAGCCGGTTATCTGTACTGCGCTGTTGGTAAAATATTCGAGCACATTGGAGGCATTCACACGTAGCGTAATGTAGAGACCATTCGTCGCCGATGGCCGCTGATCCCACAGATACCGCACTACGCCAAGCGAAGTGAGCCGCGCGTATATTTCCAAATTCCAGTCGGCTGCGGCTGGCGTGAACGGCCCGGTTAGATCATTGTTGGCGATGTAATCGCCGGTACCATCGAGCGCGAGCGATTGCGTTCCGAATGCCGATGTCGCCGAGGTAACCGCGGCATTTCCTACCGCAACGAAGGCGAGCCCGTTCTGCACTTCGCCGCTGGAAACCGGCCGCGCCAGGCTGTCGAGCCCGGTCTCGAAATCCCAGAACCCGGAAAGGAATTCGTGCGACGCCATGAACAACACGATTTCTTTTCCGCCAATATTGGCGTAACCGTCCAAGCCGTAGGCCGCGCCGGCACCCGCCGGCTCGAGCTCCAAGCTGGTCGAGATCGGCGAGTCGCTCTGCACCACACCCGCGAGAACACCCTCGCTCAATAGAGGCGCCTGTGCCCGTTCTCCCACTGCGTCGATGAGAGGATCGTTGGCGACGATCTCGAACATGCCATCGAGATCAGGCCCGCTGAACTTGTCGATCACGAACAGGCGGGTTTCCATGCTCTCGAGCGTATCCTCGAGGGTGCCCCAGAGCAGCCGCAGCGGTCGGCCGCGCAGGAATGGATTGCGGGCGCGAAACTTTCCCCAATAAGTGCCTTGCGTGAACGGATTGTAATCGCGCTCATCGGCATACTTGTCATAGTCCGGGCTGGCGTCGCTGTGCCGCGCATCGCGAAATCGCACGGTGATCACCGAGCGCTGCCCGAGGTCGCCACCGAGCGAGAGGATCGACGGCTTGATGTCGATTTCCTTGATCAACGGCAACGCATAGACACCGGGATGATCGAAGCCGGTATCTTCGCTGAAGCGATACGTCGCCGGCTCATTGGTGAAATTCTCGGGATCCTGGCACGTGCCCAGACTGTTGAAACACTTGCGCGTGCCGGTGCCAGCGCCGGATGAATAAGGCTCGGTCGGCGGAGTGAAGTTTGCAGTATGCGCCGCCGTACCCTTGATGATGCGCAATTCATCGATCCAGCCGCCCCAGGAATTCGTTGCTTCGGTAGTTCCGAGGCCTCCAATCAATGGCCGGTTCGATGAATTCGTATAGTTGACGGAATCGGAGAATGTGCCGCCCTCGCTAACCCCATTAAGGAAAAGCCTCGTCGTACCCCCCGAGCGTGTCACTTCGCAATGGTACCAGGTATCGGGTGCGATCGTCGTGGTGCTGACAAGGCGATCGCTGCCCTGCGTATAATACCTCAGTTTGAATCCGCTGCCGCCATCCAAAAGATACAGCGACGGGCAGTCCTGAGTATCGCCACCGAGCGCACGGCCATCATAGAGCACATCAGTATCGACAGACGGAGTTCTAAACCGAAAATCTATCGTGAAGTCGCCGGTACCGAACGCGAAATCCGCACTGCCATCGCCGCGCAGATAATGGTTGCTCGCGGCGACCAGTAAAACAGAGGCACCACCGAATACACTTTGATCGACATCGATCACCGCACCGTTTACTGCAGTGAAAGTATGCCCGTTGCCGCTACTGTCAGAGATAGTGCTAGAGCCATCGGCGCCATCCAGGTGAAGTAACAGAGATATGCCGGCACTGCCGAGCGACGCCTCACACGGCGGCACGCTGTAGGTTAGCGAGCAATGGTCAACGTCGATCTCGACATAGGTGACAACGTGCGCCATTGCGTCACGCAATGCCCCGCATCTCGAGGTTCACCGCCATGCGCCGCGTCGCCGGATGCACGGCCGGCTGGGCGTCAGCGATCAGCCAGGCATATCCGGTATCCTGGGGATATTCGGAAGGGTTCCACGCCCAAAAGAACGGCGTATCTTTCGCCGCCTCGACGAACGGATCGAAATTCGTTCGATACCAATCCGGCTCGAACCATGCGAATTCGGCAATACTTTCCTGATGTTGCTTCAGCACATTGCGGCCGAGGAAATTGCCGCTCTCGCTCATGCCGCTCGTGACGGTCGTGCGCAGCCCGAGCGCCAGCGGAATGTGATCGACGTCGACCTTGATGCTGCGTTCCAGGTACAACAGAGTGCCGACATAGATGACCGCGATCTCCGGCGGCACGTCGCCCTCGCCGGCCGTCGTGATCTTGATGCGGATGCCGGTCAATGTCTGCGGCTCGAACCGCCAGATGATCGGCGCATCGTCGGTGATCGACATGCCGGTGAACGACAGCGGCACCCAATCCGGGCTGTTGCCGGTGTTGACCTCGATCGCGACCGTATACTGCTCGGTGCCGAAATTGTGCTTGGCAATCGCGATGTAGTCGACCGACAGCGAATCGATGTCGACGGTGACAAATTCCTCGCCTGTCGTGTTGATGCCGCCGACCCACTTTAGCGCAGTCGAGGCGTTGGCGAGATTGACGGCGGGAAAATCCGCATCCGCGGTCGTCGTCGTGAGAGTCTCGGTCGTGACGATGTTGTCGTAACCGATGACCGGCACCACTGCATCGAGCGCCGAGAGCGTGAGATTGTCCTCGCTGAAAATCATCGCGCGTGCCTTATGCCGGTGCCGCCGTGCTTTACCCACTCATCGAGTTGCAGCACCATCTCGCGCACCATCTCGCCGGTGAACAGATCGCGCGGCCGGATGCCGCGCACGACCAGATCGCGATTGCCGGCATCGCTCGGTTTGTGCACGTCGACGCGCTCGCCGGGCGTCAATGACATCATGAATTTTTTGCTATCGATGCCGCCGGCGCCGGGCACCATGAAACTGCCGCCTTGGGCAAAGCCGCCGATATCGACGGCCTTGATCGAGGCGACGAGGGCGAGGCCCTGCGCCAGGATGGCGGCGGCCGCGGCAAAGCCGAAAATGCCGCCCTGCGCCAGCGCCTTCGACTGCGCCACGAAAGTATTGATCAGCGCTTCGGCGGCACCGGCCACCTTGGCGATCTGCAGCATCTGCTTGTTCTCGCCGGCGATGGCGGTGAACGCGGTTTGGATAGAACCTGCTAGGCTACCCATCGCCTGACCCCAGACCGCCGCCATTTGAAATCCGAGTTGCTGCATTCGTGCTGCGAGTACCTCGGCGTTGATCTCGAAACTTTGGAAAGCAAAATCTGCCTCGGCGATCTTCTTGTTGATTTCGTCGAACGGCGTCGCGAGCTCTTGCCGTATTTTGTCGCCGAGACCCGCGGTCTTGCGCATGTGATCGGTTAGTTCACTGTACTCGCGTTTGAGCCGGCCGGTCTTTTCGATCACCGGCGCCAGGCTCTTGTCGGCCTTGTCCGCCTGCGTGGCAAAATCGCCGAACATGGTCTGCCCGATCGGCACGGTCGCGAATGCCGCGGTCATCCGATCGATCGAGGCATTGACCCGATCATTGATGGCGACCATCTCGCCGGCGTTCTTGTTCCACGCCGCAATGGCGCCGGTAAAATCCCCGCTCGCGATCTCGCGCGCGACATTGGCCAGTCCGCGGAAATTGGCAGTCGCGATCTCGATGGCGCCGCCGACCTGAATTGCCAGCCGGGCAATGTTGAACATCCAGCGTTCGAGCATTTGCCCGGTCTGCGTAACGAAATCGATATCCTTGGCTAGGCTGACAAATTCGGCGGAAACGGCCTCGAGCGTGCCGACCGATTCGGCCATCAATCGATTGACGACACCATCCCACACCCTGCCGAGGCGGGTGAGGTTGTCGTTGAATGCCTCGGCCGACTTGGCGGTGCGTTCGCTGATCACCAGTCCGAGCTTTTCCGCCTCCTCGCCCATGGCGCGCAGGGCGGCACCGCCCTCATTAAGCATGGGAATCAGCGCAGCGCCGGCCTTGCCGAAGATCTGAATTGCCAACGCGGTCTTGCCGGCGCCGTCCTGCATCCCGACGAACTTGTCGGCGACTTCCTCCATGATCTGCGATGCCGACTTGAGGCCGCCGGTAACCTCGTCGCGCACGTTGATGCCGAGCGTGCGGAATGCATCCGCTGCAGGCCCGGTGCCGTCCGCGGCATCGCTCATGTTGCGCGACAGCCGGCCGAGCGCGGTGCCGAGTTGCTCGAGGCTCACGTCGGAAAGGTCGGCGGCGTGCTTGAGCTTCGAGAGCTCCTCGACCGGCACGCCGAAAGCCTGCGCCATCTTGCCGAGCTTGTCGGCCTCGTCGATCGAGCGCTTGATGGCGACACCGAGCCCGATCGCAGCGCTGGTGACGGCAGCACCGATGGCGACACCGGCGAGCGCCATGTCCTTTTTGAATTGCTCCATGCGCTTTGCAGCGCCGCCGAGCCCTTTCTCGAAAGCGGCAGTATCGGCGCCGAGAACGACGCGCACCGCGCCGATGATGTCAGCCATTCTGCTTATCCTTCGATAGGTGCACGGTCGTGCCGCGGAACATCAGCATGACGTCGAGTTGCTCCTGCCACGATTGCCGCCGCGGCCGGCGATGGATCTCGAGCGAGCGCAGCGATGGAAACTTTCGCACCCGCGCCAGGCCGGCGACGTGATAGGCGATCCACGCGCGGGCATTGTGCGCGCGATCATTGCGATCCTGCGCGGCATCGAAATAGAGTTGCAATTCTGCGGGCGTGAGATCCCAGAACGAGTCCGGATCGTAGCCTAGCGCGATGAAATCTCGTCTAAGCCGATTCCAGTCCCACGCCCGTTCGTAGGGCTCGCCGGCATGTCCGGATCCGCCGTCGGCCAGGCCTTGTTCCAGGCCGAGAAAAATGTTTCCTGCAGCGCCATGAAGCCGCCGGCCTCGTCGATCAGGTCGCCGACCGCTTCCTGCGTCAAGCCCTGATGATGCTTGCGCAAGCCCGCCCACATCAGTTTTCGGAACATGCCGAAACTGATTTTTTCCGGATCCCTCCATCCCATGACCGCGGCGATGATGGCAACGGTGCCGAGCCCGGTCGCCGCCTCCGCCTCGGCCCAGGCATTGGTGCCGAATTTGAGCGTATAGGTCGCCTCGCCAACGGTGAACGAAACCTCGCCCCGATGCGGATTTGCCATGGCGTCACGTCACGAAGGTCGTGACCGCACCGGTCACCTTGAAGGTCACGGTCGCGCCCATGCGATCATCGAACGGCACGGTTTTCTCGTAGCCGGTGAGCTCGCCGTCGAAAATCTGGTACACGCCGTTAGGATAGGTGATCTTGCAGCTGCGCCGGCGCGAGACGCCGGCCGCCAGGTTCAAGATGACGTTGAGCCGCTGGTCGCTGGCATTGCCGGGAATGAAATTCATTTCGAACGACGCCTCGCCGCCGTCGATCAGCCCGGAAATGAATTCGCGCCGGCGGTCCGGCGATTGCATGTGCGTCGCGTCAATCATGTCGATGGTTTCGCTCGGCGGCGTGATCGAGCGAACCTCGGCGATCTCGACATAGTTGGTCGGCGAATCCTCGTCGTCGATGGCGAAACGGCTGCCGTAGCCGAGCAGGGCGTCGGTCATTGGTCGTTCTCCTATGGGGAAGTTACGCGGTTAGCTACGCGGTGGATTTGATCTTGGCGGCAATGCGCTCGGCCTTGCGGGCAAGCCGCGCCCGCGCCTTGTCGATCTCGTGCCAGATGTCGGCCTTGATCGTCGTCAATGCTTTCATCTTGTTGGCATCCCACGCCGGGCGCATGTACGGCTGCGGTCCATGGTTTACGGTGCCGTATTCCTGCATCCGCGCCTGCGGTAGCGGTCCGGCGCCGACGAATACATACACGGCCGTTTTCGGTTCCGAGCGCCAGCCGGCGACGGTCATGACCGGGACCGAGCCCTCCCATCGCCGTTGCTTCGTGCGCTCGCGTTTCGACAGCGCGGTGCCGGCAGTGATCGAGACTTTCAGTTTCGCGGTGCGCACCGGCGCCGACTGCTCGGCCTGCTGCTCGATCGGCGTCGCCGCCTTGATCAGCGCGCGGCGAAGCACATTGCGCGACGTTGCTTTTGGCAACTCGCGCAGGGCCTCGAGCGTTTCGGAAACGCCTTCGACCTTGACCTTCATGCGCGGTAGAACACGATGTAATCACGCGACATGCGAAAGAGCTCGGCCACCTGATCGAAATCCTCGCGGCCCTGGTCGAGGAACGTGCCCATGATGGTGACGGTCTCGGTCGGCGAATTCGAGCCCCAGACGACATTCCCGGCAAAGCCGGTCATGACCTCATAGGCGGCATCGGCGAGTTGGCAGGCGCTATCATTGCGCAATGCCCAGGCATCCAATTGGATGCGGGTTTGCGCCAGCCGCGAATCGCCCTGCATGTGATAGTCGCCGGTCTCGTTGATGCGGTTGAACACGATCGACGGATCCTTTTGCCCTTGCGGCAGGCGCACGACATGGATGCGCACGCCGCCGACCAGCGAATTGACGGTCGAATCGGCGAGCAGGAGCGCGCGAACGGCGGCGCGAATGTTTTTCATCGGTCGGTCTGCCTGGCGGTGATGATCTGCAACCCTTCCCGGCGCCCGATCTCGTTCACGGCCATCACGTCGTAAATCGAGGCTGTCGGCGGATCGCCAGCGTCGGCGGATGGATAGATGATGCGGTCGAGCGGCGTGAGATCGGCGAGATCGGATGACCAGCGGACGCGAAATTCAGTCTGCTGCCGGGCGATGTACTGCTCGCCGGAAAACCGCTCCTCGCCGCGCACCGGCGACACCGAGGCCGGCTTGTCGGCGGCGAGCGCCGACCATGTGTCGATCGGCTCGCCGGTGTCGGAATAGCTCGAGCTCTTGCGCTGGATGGTGATGTGACGATCGAGGCGCCCGGCTCTCATATCTCTAATTCGACCTCTTGCCTGAAGGGTTATTGTTGCGCCTGCCGATTGCGGCGTTCTGGCGTTTGCCGCGGGCTAGGTTCTCGCGCTGGCCTCTGGCGGTGTTGTCCCGTTCCGTCACCGGGAGATTCAAATCGCGTTCCGAAGTTGTGCTCCTGGCCGGTGCAGGACCAGGCTCGCCCAACGAAATGAACGCGAACCATTGCTGCTGCCCAACCAGCAGCGCCGCCGGCAATTTGACGGGAGTGCCGAGAGGGACGAACCATTTGTCGACGGTTACAACCTCCGGGGCAGGCGTGAAATAACCCCAGAATGCCGCCGCCTGATTGGCGACACTTACCTTGCGGCGCGTCGGTTGCGACAGCGGTTGCAGCCATTTGTCGACGCGATCCGTGCGCTCGACAAACGGGACCGATATCAAGCCATCCGGCTGACTTGGCTGCTCGACAATCACCGGCCGCGCGAACGGCTGATACCACTTGTCGAGCGTAACGATCTCATCCGAAGGGGTGAGATAACCCCAGGTAAAGACGGTCGGCGGTGCCGGTTGCCTGCGCCTGATCGGCTCCGACAACTGCCGATGCCACGCATATTCTTCGACCGTTCGCGGGAACGGATCGTTGATGCTCGCCGGGAGAGCTGCGACGCTATCCTTGCGCCGCATCGGCTCGGCAAATGGCGCGAACCATTTGTCGAGCGTAATCAGCTCATCCGAGACGTGAAGGTAGCCCCAACAAAACTCTGTCGGAGGCGGTGGCTTCTTGCGCCGCATCGGCTCCGACAGCGGCCGATGCCAGGCGTATTCCTCGACGGTCCGCGGGAACGGATCGTTGATGCTCGCCGGGAGAGCTGCGACGCTGGGCTTGCGCCGCACCGGCTCGGCAAGCGGAGCGAACCACTTGTCGAGTGTGATCAGCTCATCCGAGACGTGAAGGTAGCCCCAACAAAACTCTGTCGGAGGCGGTGGCTTCTTGCGCCGTATCGGCTCCGACAGCGGCGCATGCCACGCATATTCTTCGACCGTTCGCGGGAACGGATCGTTGATGCTTGCCGGCACCGAGGCAACGCTGTCCTTGCGTCGGACCGGTTCGGCAAGCGATATATACCAGTCAATTTTGATGACCGGTTCTGAATAGAACGCGAATTCTGTTGGCGGTGCCGAAACCTTGCGCCGCACTGGCTCCGACAGCGGTCGATGCCAGTCGATGGTTATTTGCGGGAACGGATCGTTGATGTTCGCCGGGAGAGCTGCGACGCTGGGCTTGCGCCGCACCGGCTCGGCAAGTGGCGAAAACCATTTGTCGAGGGTGACGACCTCGACGGCCTCGAGGAAGTAGGAATAGCTCAGCGCCTCCGGCTGCGGCCTGGTAGCGCGCGGCGTCGGCTGAGAGGGCGGTTGCTGCCAGCCTGTTATCTCGACAGGGACCGGCTGATGCAGCGAGGGATAGAGCCGGTCCCTAAAATACGGAACCGAGATGACGATCGAGGTAGCCTTGACGGCATCGTCACCCGGCGTCGGAGGCGGCGCAACGATCGGTACCGCCTCGTGCAGCGACTTGTAGAGCGTCGCCCTCCGATACGGCACCGGCATCGATGCGGCGCTGGCGACGACATCGTTGTTACCCGGCGTCGGGACCGCCGATGGCGTCATCCCGCTCCAGAACAAACCCGCCGCCATGACCGCGACGGGCAGCACGCGAGGCGGAAACCGCGACGGATAGACGGCATCCGCGAAGGTCGGATCCTGGCGGAACGATGCCGTAGTCTGTGCGGCATTAACGGTCGAGCCGGCGCCGAACTGCGGCGTCACCGTCGCCGTACTGGTAACCACGATCCGTTGTACGCCGGTCGAGACGTTGGCGCGGGCGACCGTCTGCGTGATGACGCCGGGCGAGGTGGCTGTGAGCGTGACGTTGGCGGCGATGGCGCACGCCGCCATCACCACTTCGTTCCGCTGCGCCAGCGTGCCGGTCGGAGGGCAATCGTGTGGCGAAGTGCCGTCGGTCGTGTTGGCCGGATTGGCGTCGAGCGGCGAGACGTGGAACGGCCCCTCGATCACCGAGGCGACGGCACTGGCGTCGTTGACCGAGGCGGTGGCGGCGACCGACACCTGCGTCAGCGTGCCGGCGGCGGTGACGAGCGAATAGAAGCAGCGGATCGTCGCGTTGCCGGCATCGGTGCCGGCGTTGACTGCAGTGTAGGAGTTGCCGAGATTGTCGCTCGCCGCCGTTGCGGTGAGCGCCGTCTGCTGCGAAAAGCAGACGAAGATCAGGTCAGCGACGGCGACTAAGACCGAGCCGGTGAGGTTGGTAGGATTGGTGACCGAGGCGACCGAGGCAGTCAGCGAGCCTTTGTGATCACCAAAGGCCATTGCCGTGCACCCTTAATAGGCGACCATACGTCGGCTGGTCACCAGAGCTACTTGTGACGAAATCAATGCGATCTCACCAGTGACGGCCGCGACAAAAACGGCAGGATGTAGCCCGATTGGTTTTATGATAGGCGGATGTGCGGCGTTGGTGCCACTACTATTCGACCCAACTGCGCTACTCCAAATGTCCAATAGGTTCGACGTATTCCACAGAGGACAATAGAACGAATTCGCTCTTGGGTAAAACCTGGGTGAATAGCCGTTGCCGTATGCGATGCAGTAATGATCCGGCATATAAACCGGATGGATGGCGAACTCGGAATAGTCCCCGTCGACGCCGTCAAGTCCCTCTGCCGTCTCATGCCCAACCTGAATAGAGCTCGAAGAGTCGGTCAAAGTTGCCGGAGTACCATCAAGACCAGCAAAAATACCAACGGTGCGATTTACACCGTTAACCCATATTTCCATCGCCTTCGGATCGGCACGCCACCTGAACACGCAGCGATAAAGCGTTCCCGTCGCAAAATCCAAGTCAGTGGTTTTGCGCCCAAGCAAACTGGCACCGCCGCCGCCGCCGTCTGAAACGGCAATAGCGAGCTCGTTCGTGTCGGTGACCGCCAGAACCCATGCAAGGTTTGCGCTGACAGCTCCCCAATGGCTGGCGAGTCGCTCATCGTCCGCGACAGCGGAAGCCAGAAACGTGATGGAAACCGTCAAGGCGGTGACACCAGCGTCAATCGCCAAATCCCCAAAATCAACACGCGCATTCGATGCGCCGAGAAGGTTGACGGCCATCAGGTCTCTCGAATTTCGATGAAATGAATGCTCGCATCGCCGGTAACGTCGGTACCGGAGCTTGGCGTCGTATCGCGAAAAATCCGTAGATCGAAATAATCCCCTGCTACCACTCCATCCATGTCGGCGCCAGCCGTAAATGTAATGCTCGCATAAGCAACTTCACCGACCGCGCTCGGTGCCGTGTCCACTACGACGTTGAAATCATAGGAATGGCTGGTAGTGTCCAAATCTTCGGCGTCGTCGGCGATCCGCCGAAACGCCGCTCCCCAAGCGACCACGTCCGGGGCTGCTTCCGCCGCCGAGTAGCCGATGATCACAGTGGTCCCGCCGCCGGAAAAGAATTGCGGCATCACGCCGCGATAATCCATGAACTCTTCTGTAGTGTCATCAAAGGCGACAACGGGAATGCTCTCTGCCGGCGTCGACGCGCCACCCATGACGGTCAACTGCGCCGCCGTGGTTGCGTTCGGCGGGTTTGCATGCTCTGCGGTCATAATGAGAAGCGTATCGCCCGATGCCATCTCAATTCCCCAACTTGCTACGCACTGAAGTCTTGAGCTGTGCGCCAGTTCGCTGCGGAATGTTCGGTATGTCCGCGATTGCTGATTTTATCGTCGCCAATGTCGAATTCTGATCGATCGCGTCCAAAATTGCATTCATCCGTTCCGAGTGCAGATTGAGATCGTCCATCGTGGTCAATGCCAGCGCCCGGATAATGTCCTCGACGTTATCCATGCGCGTAGCCGTAGCATCGCGGTTTGCATCCAACTCGTTTGCATCAACCGCATCACGCTCGGCCTTGGACATGAGCGTAACCACGTCGCCGGTGATGACCCAATACTTTGACGGATAGCCCACGACCTCGGACATGTCCGGATTATGTATCCACTGCTCGACAGGATATTCCGGCGTATTGGCCGATGTTAGAAATTGCTTGGTCGTGCGGTTTAACACGTTTGCCATATTCACCTCTCATCCGAACGACATCCGCCGATTTGCTGCGCGTGTTTCCGCGCGCTCGATCTTTTTGAGGAACGGCGTACAGACGCGCAGTTTGGCGCAACGCGCACAGATCACCTTCATGCAGGCGCGACAGAAGTCGCCGACCTCCTCGATCTTCTTGTTCACCGGCACATGCACGACGCGCTGGCAATGGGCGCAAGTGTGCGTATCGCACTCGCGCACTCCATCCGGCCCGGTGATCGTGGCGTAGCCTTGCGCCATCGCTATTCGAAGAAATGCACCGTGCACATGATCGTCCCGGTATAGGCGGGAGATTTCGCCCGGAACCCGATGCCGTTGACGTCAGTTGCCGGAACAATCAATTCACCGCCCGGTGAGGCGACCCACCTATACGATGCCCTTTGATTTACGGGAATTTCGATCAATTGGGTCGAGGCAGTTACGGTTGGCTCGGCAGTGTGATTGACCGTTTCCGTCACCAGGGCGGCAGCGTCGGCGGCATCGATTGGCGCCGCGGTTGCCGCGGTGCCGGTACCAACACTGGTCTGCCGATCGGCCTTGTACGTAAGCACGTTATCGGCTGGCGTGCCGTCAGCACCGAACATGGCGTCATAGATATATGCGCGGCGAAGCGTGGTTGCGCCCGTTGCGGCGGTGAGGCTGATTGCAGTCTTGTAGGTCGTCGTCATCGCCTGCTGCGTGCCGGCGGTGCCGTTGCTGATAGCATACTTGGCCATTTCATTTCTCCTCGGTTTCGATTCTAGTCAATCAACGCCCACAACGTGCCATCTACCAATTCATGCTCATTGAATTGGCAGTAAGCGAGAGACCATAGCCACGGCTCTCGATCCGGATAGATCGGATTTTCGATCTGCGAGAGATCGGTTTTGCCGACCAGCGCCGCCGCCGAGCTCGTATCGACGAACACCGGGCAGCCCATGATCACCGCCTCGACGCCGGCATTCGATCCATGCGTCACCAGAGCGTGAGCGCCTTGCAGGTCATCCCACAACCGTCGCCCGCCGGGCATGCGATCGCTGGCTCGCCGCTGCATTTCCTTGGTGCGAAAAACCAGCGGTCGATCGGTAGCCGCTTGCAACTGCTTTACGGTCCTTTCAGTCCAATCCTCGATGCCGTGAAACTTCGCATAATACGGCGACGGCTCGGCGATGACGATGTGGTGGCCGCCGCGCGCCCACGGGATCACTTCTGTTTTCGTATGTATCCATCGATCGCTGGGCACCTGGCGAATCTTCGCCATCTGAAATGCATTGATGTGCCACCGGTACATGCCACCGTCTGCCCCGCGCGGCAGATCGGTTGCAAACACTCTGCGGCAATAACCACGGTCCCAATAGATCCACGTGCGACCGCGGGCCTGCCATCGATCGATCAACGGGCGCAACTCGGCCGTGCAGCCCACGATGGGGATCACATCGTCAGGCAACTGCGCGAGTTTGTCATAGTCGCGCACGCTGCCTCCGACCTTGCGGCCGATGCGGTCAAACAAATTTTGCTTGAAACCTTTCAGGCCCGGCGGGATGAACAAGCGTACCCGATCGGGATCGATCATTGCCAATGCTGCCGTACCCATGGCAGTTTGGTGAACTTGGCGGGATCGCGCCAACCGGGAAACACCACGAGGCGCGCATCGGCCGGCAACCGATCGTCGCGCGGCCAGCCCGGTTTTTTGAACGCATAGATGCCGGAGCTCGAGCCGCATTGCCACGTCGCCGCCCACGGCAGTTTGTGCGCCAGCCATGCCTGATCATCGGGGAATGCATGGAACGGCACCGCACGCACCGCCTCGAGGCTGAAATCATTCCACACGTCGGCATGCTCGCCGCAGGTCAGCATCATGATCGAGCCGTTGTACGGACACGGGTTCACGCTATTGGCGCCGCCGAGAATGATGAAACTCGCGTCGAGATCGAACAGCGGCGACAGGTCGCCGGTGATGACGACATCGAGATCGATGGTCACCAGCCGATCGCCCTGCCGCAATCCCTGCCGGTGCTGCCAGTGCGGATCGAACATCCGCAACCGCGCCAAGCAGCCGGGGGCTTGCGTTAACCATTCATCTTCCCATTGCGGCGTCGCCACTATGAACCGATAAGGCGTCCGCATGTTGCGGCGGATGCCACGCGCCAATTTGCCTACATAATCGGCCGTATACTTGCTGCCCCAGATCCAGGTCGCGATGATCAGCGCCACAGCACGCCGATGCCGTAGTAATTATTCGGCGGATATAAACGAAATTCTTTGAACCGCCGGCCCTGCTTGACGTCATTCCAGAATTTCGGTGTGCCCATCCGCGTCGCGTCCGGTGTATTGCCCTTGCGGCTGCGCCAGGTCTCGTTCCAGTTGATATCGTGGAATGCGACGAGGCGCGCCATCGGCCCGTAATTATTCCAATCGGCCTCAACGTATTCCGGCGCATGACAGCCATCGATGAACAGTGCATCATATGGCCCAAATTCGGCGACACGATCGATCGTTTCCGCCGCGGTGCTGTCGCCATGGATGAAATGCGCGTCATAACCGGATGCGCGCAATTGCCCGATGCATTCCTCCAAATCCGCCTTTGCATCCGGATGGTGCGCCATCTCGTCGACGGCGACGACCCGCGACCCTCTCGGCAACGCCAGTGCAATGCGCCACAGCGAGCCGCCGAACAGTGATCCGATTTCGAGATAGGACCGCACTGATTCCTGGCGCAGAATTTGTATGAACGCTGCGAGCTCGTTCTTGTCCTGCAGCGGCTCGCCCTTGTATCGAGCGGCCATTTCTCAGTACCTCCACAGCACGCCGATGCCGTTGTCGCGCGGACAATTGCGGATCTCGACATGCCGATGCTGTTGCTTGATCTCGGCCCATATCCGCGGCACCTCGATCGGCATTTTCTTCGTCGGCTCGGGCCGGGCGATCCAGCCGACGTCGTGGAACGCCACCATGCGGCCGAGCTCGCCGTAGGCTTTCCAATCGGCGCGCACATAGGGCTCGGTATGATTGGCATCGATGAACACCAGATCGAACGGCCCGAGCTTTGTCACGTCCGCGATCACTTGCGGATCGGTGCTGTCGCCAATGAGCAGATAGGCCTCGTGACCGAGGCGCAAAAGATGATCGACACAGGCCTCGAGATGCGGCTGCGATTCCTTGAACGAACGATCGCCGTGCGGCAGATCGACGGCAACGATGCGCGAGCGTGGCGGCAGTTCCGAGCCGATGAACCAGAGCGAGCCGCCGTGCTTGCAGCCGATCTCGAGATAGCGGGTGACCTTTTCGCGCTTGATCAGATCGAGAAATTTCCGCATCTCGACGCGATCCTGCAGCATGGCGGTCTGGTACTTCATGACAGCAACGCCTTCACCGCCTGCGTCACGTCGGTAAGCTTGATGGCGTCCAGCGCGTCACGGCAATGGTTGCACGGCCGCAGCGAACCGCATGCCGTCGTGGCGCCTCCGGTGAGATTGGCGTGCATTGCGTATCCGGTCACGGCCGGCGGGATCCAGGCGCCGAATATAACCACTGCAGGAACGTCGAGCGCCGCCGCGCCGTGATGCATTCCGCCCTCGTGCCCGATCCAGAGTTGCGCCCGCGACAACGCCGCCAGCGCCAGGCGGAACGTATCGGTGCGAATGCGAGCAACACCAGAAAGGTAATGCCGCGCGCCAGCGTATTGCAGTTGGCAGACATCATGGCCGCAATCGAGCAGAACATCGGCGAGGCGTTGCCACCGCTCGAGCGGCCATTGCTTGTTGATGGCAGCAGTCTTTTGCGGGACGTTCGGCTCGAGAATGATGGTCCCTTCGGTAATGGTGTTGGCAAAGGCGAGCTCGCCCTTGTCGAGGTAGATTTCGCCCGGCTGCGGCCGAAAATCATAATTCCAGATCCAGCGGCCGTTACGGCATGTGTTGTATTGCCGGTTGCCCTTGTAATAGGCGATCCATTCGAGGTCGGCATCGCGTTCCGACCCGGGCGGCGCGACATTCGGATTGCCGCGAAAGATGTCTTTCGAGAACGGTCCCCAG